AAAGCCATTGCCGAAAAAGACCGGCAGGCGGATACCGGCACGTATCATTTTGTGGCGCATCTGGGCGATACGATGCGCTACGAAGGGGAACAGTACGTCGATCTGATTCCCAAAACGCTCTCCCCCGGCAAAATCCAACGCATTCTGGGCGACGATGGCAGCCCGCAGATGGTGCGTCTCACGGCCTCGCCCGAGGAGCGCCAGCAGGTGCTCGACCAGCCGCAGCAGCTTGAAGGGTTGGCGGGCGTCTATGACCTGTCGAGCGGTTCCTATGATGTCCTGGTGGATATTGGCCCGAGCTACGCCACCAAGCGCCAGGAAGCCGCCGAGCAAATGCTGTCGCTGGTGGGCACCTTGCCGGAAGCCATGGCCCCGGTGATCGCGCAGGTCGTCGAAAAGATGGATTGGGAAGGGGCGCGGGAGTTGGCCGCATTGCTGAAACAGTTGCCGGGCCAGATTCTCCCCGAAGGGGGCACGAACAAAGACGCGCAACTGGCGCAAGCGCGCCAGCAGGCGGCGCAGATGCAGCAGCAACTCCAGGCCCTGGATGCCCTGGCGCAGCAGCAACAGCAGCAGCTGGCCCAGATGGCAGCCGAGAACCAGCAGCTCAAAACGGCGCATGACCTGGAAGCCCTCAAGGTGCAGGATACGCAGCAGGATACGCGCCTGGCCGAGTGGGAAGCGCAGCAGAAATGGGCCATTGAGCACCGCAAATTGCTGTTGGAAGAACGCAAGCTGGACCTGGAGCAGCAGCAGCTTGATATTGAACGGGAGTATAAGCAGGCGACGGTACGCACAGACATGGAGCCGGTCTCCTAGTCTCGGTTGTCAAGCGATATTCCCAGTGCTCGCGCCATTCCAATGGCATATCGGCGTCACTCTCACCGGCCAGTGAGAGCATGACGCAAAGCTCAAGCGCCTACCGTGCACGGCGGTAGGCGCTTTTTTTGTGTCTTGACGCCGACATTTTCGCAGGTACGTGCCTGCGTGAGGACGACCGCAACGCTCACGGTTTGAGCGAGGAGTACCGTATGGCAATGAGTATGGTCGGCTACGACCGGGACCAAGGCGTGCATACCGTCTCCTATGACGGGACACGCCCGCCAGGCACCCCGGCAGAGCCCGCACCCCCAGGAGAGGCCCCTGAGACGCCTCTCCCCGACGCAGCCGGTGAGCCTGCGCCGTCCCCCGCTGAGCCAGGCGCCACGCCGTCAGCCCCTGACACCGAAGAAGCCGCCCTGGCCGATCCACAACCCCGGCGGGATCGCCCGTTTGTGGCCCGGACCATTCGCGAAAACCAATCCTTGCGGGACCAGGTATCCCAGTTGCAAGCGCAACTGGCGTACTTTACCCAGCAGGCCCAGCGGACTGCAGGCCAGCCGGATCCGGCCCCGACCTCTCCGCAGCCCTCCCCCAGTCCGCTCCGACCGCCCAGGCAAGAGGACTATAGCGACATGCAGGCATTTAGTCGCGATGTCGAGCGGTACTGGCGGGCGATGGCTGCCGAAGAAGCCACGCAACTCATTGAACAGCGCCTTCAAGCCCGTGATCGGCAGGAGCAAGAGCGCCAGGTGCAGCGGGTGCAAGCGCATCTGAGCCTGAAGCTCCATGAAGGCCGCACCACCTTTGACGATTTTGACGATGCCTTAGCGATCCTGGATGCCGCACTGACGGGACAAGAGCTTTACGGGGTGCTCAAACAGCATGTGGCGCAGAGTCCCCATGGCGCAGCCCTCTTGCGTCATGTTGGGCTCCATCCGCTGGTGATGCAGGAATTACAGGACCGCACGCCGGACGGCGCCCTGCGCTATCTCCAGAGCCTGGAAGCGCAGTTGGGCGCGCCCCCGCCGTCGCCTCCGGGCCGACGGCCTTCCCCGCCGAGCCCGCCCCGCGCCCCGTTGCCGCCGCCGGTCCACCCGCTCAACGGTGGGGGCGGGCTGCAGACCCCGATGGGGACAGCCCCTGGCGACATTGTGGAGCGGCAGGGCAGTTTTCGGGATTATGTACGGGCGGTCAACCAGGCCCGTACACGCTAAGGAGCGTCGTCTGAAAGGATACCGACTCCATGGCTGGTAATGTGCTGCTCAGCCCGGCGGATATCACCTACCGGGCGGCCTATCGCTTTTACAATAGTCTGCGCTTTGTGCGCATGATCGACCGGCAGTATTCCTCGATGTTTGCCCAGCAGGGCGCCAAACGGGGGAACATCGTGTTTATTCGGATGCCACCGCGCTATATCGTGACCGATGGGCCGGTTGCCCAGATCCAAGATATCATCGAGACCAGCGTGCCCTTGACGCTCGACCAGTACAAAGATATCGCCCTCAACTACACGTCGCAGGATTTGACCCTGGATATTGACGATTTCGATAACCGTATCCTGGCGCCCGCGATGGATCAACTGGCGAACGAGGTCGACCGGGTGGTCCTGTCGCTGGTGATTGACCAGATCCCCAATGCGACCGGGGCTCCTGGCACCCGCCCCAATGATTCCCAACTCTTTCTCGATGCCAAGGCCCTGATGGCGAATGAAAGCACGCCCCGGGATGAAACCTGGCAAGCCCTGCTCACCAACCTCTCCGAAGCGAGCATGGTCAAGACGCTCCAGGGGTTGTTTAATCACCAAAAACTGGTGGGCGAACAGTACCGACGCGGGGAAATGGGCACGGCCCTGGGGTTTGATTGGGACACGGACCAGAATATGCCGACGCATACCAATGGCGTGTTTGGGGGCACCCCCCAGGTGAATACCGCCGGGCAATCGGGCTCCAGCCTGATGACCGAGGGGTGGACCGCCACGACAGGGGCGGTGAAAAAAGGGGATGTCTTCACGATTGCGGGCGTCTATCAGATTAACCCGATGTCGCGCCGCTCGACCGGCCAACTGCGGCAATTTGTCGTGACGGAAGATAAGACGGCTGATGGCTCGGGCAACATGACCATTCCGATCTATCCGCCGATCACGCCGCCGGATGCCAGTGGCAATCCGACGCAGTTTCAAACCGTCTCGGCCTCCCCGGCCAATGATGCGCCGATCACGATGTTAGGGGCGGCGAGTGTGGCGAGTCCGCAAAACCTGTGTTTCTATCCGAAGTTTTGTACGGTGGCGTTTGCCGATCTGGAACTGCCGCATAGTGGCATTGCCTACCGGGTGAACGATGAGCAACTGGGGATTTCCTTCCGCCTCTGGAAGGATAGTAACTGGGTCACGGATACCCACGGGACGCGCTGCGATGTGCTCTTTGGCGTGGCGGTGCCGCGTCCCCTGTGGGCGGCGCGTGTGCCGTCCTAGGAGACTGTTGTGGCTGAAGTGTTTGAGATCTTTCAACCGACCTGGCTGTACCATCCGAGTCGCCCCCGAGGCGTCCTGGTGGAAAGCCAGGAGGTCTATGACAGCTTGATGGCGCAGGGTGGGTGGGTCGATAGCCCGGCCATTTTTGGCGTCATTACGGCGCCCAATACGGATCAACAAGTGCTGCAAGATGCGCTGGTGCTGCCGCCGGTCCCTGTGGCACCGCCATCAACCGGGCCGGCCGTCCAGGCACTCGATGACCGCGTCGCCGTCCTGGAAAGCCGTCTGGAAGCGTTGGCCCAGGAGACGGCCCAGGAGCTGGCCATCCTCCAGGAGCGTCTCGACGCGCTCACTGCGCGTCTCCCCGCACCCGCAGAAGCGGCCCCTGACCCCGAGTCGGCGCCGCGTACAGGAGGACGACGATAGATGCCGGGTACACTGAATACCAACACATCCAATCTGAGCATTGCGACGTGGCTGGCGCGGAGTGGTATTGCGAAACAGCAAAAAACGTTTGCCGTGACGCTCTCGACGCTCACGGATGCGGCGCAGTTTCACTGGACGCCCGGGTATAAAGGGCGGCTCACGAAAGTCACCTGGGTGACGCACACGCCGGCGAGTACGGCGTCCAAGCTCTCGACCATTACGCCGTCGATTGATGGCACCAACGTCACGGGTGGCGTGCTGGCCCTCACCACAGCCGCGGCCAATACGCGGGATAAAGAGCTGGCCGCAACAGCGATTACCGCGAACAATGCCTTTACGGCGACCGGCAAGATTACGCTCACCGCCTCGGCGACGACGGCGTTTGTGGAAGGCTCGGGGGAGATTCAACTCGAAGTGGTCAATGATGAGCTGTTAGAGACCGTGGCATTGAATGCGGGTGGGCTGAGGACGCCTTGATGTCCGCGCCGCGTGTCTTTCTGGCCTATCCGCATTATGGGCAGGTCAGTTTTGAGTCGGCGCTGGCGGTGATGCAGGGCTCACACACCGTGCCGGTGGTCCTGTCGCGGGGGCAAGATAGTCGCTTGCCCCACAACTTTAACAAGCTGTGGTGTGAGGCGCTGAACACGCGCGGCTCGCATGGCTGGACGCATTTTGCCATGCTGCATAGCGATGTGGCCCCAGAGCCTGGCTGGCTCGATGTCTTGCTGCATGAGCAGCAGGCCGCAGATGTGCAAGTGCTGTCGGCAGTCGTGCCGCTGAAGGATACGCGGGGTCTAACCTCGACCGGGCTCTGGGATGGCCCAGGCGGGACGGTGCGGCGGTTGAGCATGGCGGAAGTGTTCCTGCTGCCGCAGACGTTCACGGCCGCCGATCTGGCCAAGTACGGTGCTGGGCCACTCATGGTCAATACCGGGTGCTGGATCTGCGCGTTTACGGAGCCCTGGGTGGAACAGGTGGCCTTTAAGTTCATTGATATGATTCGTCAAGTCGGTGACGCATTCGAGGCGTGTAATATGCCGGAAGACTGGGATTTTTCGTTGCAACTGGCGGGGCTCGGGGTCTCTGTGGCTGCCACCAGGGCGGTACGCCTCGTGCATTACGGCGAACACGGCTGGGGGAATGATACGGTCTGGGGCACGGAACTGACGGATCCTGGGGGACGCTAGGGTGCCACTGCAGGTCCTGGGGCATGTGGTCTGGTTCAAGCATTGTCTTGAGGCGCGCGTGTGCTACACGGCCCGGGGTGCAGCCTGGTGTGCCTGTGGCCGGTACCGACTGCAATGGGAGGACGATCACGATGACGGTGCGTGATCTGGTCACGACCGCGCTGCTCAAGCTCGGCATCCTGAGCGAAGGCGAAACGCCCTCGGCATCCCAGGCCATGGGCGCGCTGCGGGTGCTCAACTCCCTCCTGGATGGCTGGGCTACCGAACAACTCCTGGTCTATGTGATTGACCGCCAGGTGTTTGGTCTGGTGGGCAACACGGCGTCGTACACCCTGGGTCCGGGGGGTACCTGGAATACGACACCGCTGTATGGGGCCGGGACACCCCGCCCCGTGCGGCTTGAAGCGGTATGGTACGTTGAGCCCTCCACACAGACGGAATTGCCGGTGACGTTGCTCCAGGATCATGCCGACTACCAAGCCCTCCGGGCCGTGCCCGTCGCAGGGACGCTGCCCTGTGCCGTGTTCTATGAGCCCAGTGTGCCGCTCGGGACGGTCTATGTCTCCCCCACGCCGACCGGGAATGGCCAGATGGTCTGCTACCTGTGGCATCCCTGGAGCACCGAGCAGACCCTGGATACGGTGCTGGTGCTGGCGCCAGGCTACCTGCGCATGCTGGAATACAACCTGGCGCTGGATCTCGCCTCGGAATATCCCGGCGTGCTGGCCGGGCGGGATGACCTTGTGGCGGGGGCGATGGAAAGTAAGAGCAAAGTCCAGACGCTGAACATTCGTGTGCCGCGTATGCAGACGGATATCCCGATGGGTGGTAGCATGGCGGGCTCAGGCAGTCTCTATAGCTTCTCCCGCGAATGGCTCAGTGGAGGGTTCTAGGATGGCGCGTGTCGCCTGGATTGGCCAATCCGCAACGGCACGGTCGAGCCGGGTGAGTGGCTTACGCATGGTCAATGGCTACGCCGAAGTCGAAGCCTCGCAGCAAGGGAAGACGGCCCTGGCGTTGTACGGCGCACCGGGCCTGACGGTGTTTGCTCGCGTGTTTGGTTCGGGCGGGGTCCGCAGTCTCTATACCGCCTCGAATGGGCGACTCTTCGTGGTCTGCGGCAATGGGGTGTTCGAGTTGTTTGCCGATGGGTCGCAGCTGCTCCTCGGGGTGCTGACCAGTTTTGCCGGGCCGGTGAGCATGCGCGATAACGGGCTGCAGATGCTGCTGGTGGATGGGGTCCGCGCCTATGTCCTCACGCTGGCAACCAATGTCTTTTCGGTCGTGCCAGACCTGGATATGCCCGTCGCAAGCCAGCTTGGCATCCTCGACAACTATTTTCTCTTCGATCAGGTGGGCACCCAGCAATTTGGCTGGACCGACCTGCTCAGCGTCGATGTGGACCCCTTGAGCTTTACCTCGGCGGAAGGCTCCCCGGATGCCCTCGTGAGTCTCCTGGTAGTGCACCGCGAACTCTGGTGCTTTGGCGTGGCGAGTAC